GGTAGCAGAGATGCAACCAGAAGCTGAAGCACCAGCACCATCATTAGGAGATATATTAGGTAGCTAATGGCTTACAGTTCAGACAGATTCGCCAATAAATACGAAGCAGCTTTGAATAAGATTGCAGCTCTATATGCCAGAACGATTGATTCTGGGGCAGATGTAAATCAGTTGTTGGTTGCTATTGGTAATATTGATTTCAAAGATTTGTTTGAGAATCAACTTGGATTCAATCGAGAGTTGCAAAGTGTAGCTAACTCATATCTGGATGCGTTAAGAGATATGGATGGTTTTGCAGATGTAGATGAAACCATATTAAGAGCATTGGTAGAAAGTGATTTAAATGTATATCGTTCTAAGTTTGATAATACTTACGTTCAGATGAAGAGTTTGTTTACCGACTCTGTAATCAATGGCTTACCAAGAGAAGCGTTTGTGGATCAATTAACAAAAGGTCAGTTCGGTGTATTGTCTAAGGTTCAAGCAGAAGCATTGTATAACGATTCACTTGCTAAGTTCAATAGATCGGTTATTAAGCAAATGGCTAAGAACGCACCAGCTAATCTTCAATATGTATTTACAGGCCCAATAGATAATAGAACATCAGATGTTTGTATGCAGATTCTTGCAGCTGGGCCAATGACACTTTCCCAGATCAATAGTAGATTTCCAGGTACATTTGAGAATGGTGGGCATTTTAATTGTAGGCATCAGTTCAGAAGATTTACAAGTAAAGGAATGTACAAGCAAAATAAAATTGAACAAGTATTTGAGGATAGAGATTTAACCCAGAGAACAAGTTTATAATGGCTAGAGTAAAACCACTAAATAAAATCGCAGATATTAAGCTCAGAACCTTAGAAGATATTGCTGATGCTTCTGCTAATGAAGTAAGAGGTCAAGTAAGAGATAAGGGTGTAATAAAAGGAAAGTATTCACCAAAGTATGCAGAGCTTAAATCAAGAAAAGGTAGAGCATCAAGGCAGACCTCATATATTGATTTAACTTTTAGTGGTAATACATTAGATAGCTATATGAGAATTGATGGAGAGTCTAATAACAAAAAGCAAGTGGTAGGTTTCACGAGTAAGGAAGCTGCAAACGTAGCAAGAGGATGGGATAAGAAAGGCTACAATCTATTTCAATCATCGGTAATAAAAGCCATTGAGAAAAAGATAGATAATGCTATCGGAAAAGAATTGAAAAAAAACTTTGACCAGGCATCTGGTCGAATAACAATAACAATATAACTCACTAAAGAGGTTACAAATGTCAGAACAAGAAGTCAAAGCTCAAGACGTAAAAGAAGAGCCAGTCGTTAATCAAGACGTAAAAGAAGATTCCGTAAGCAGCACCGATAAAGCTGAAGATTATAGTGTTCCAGGAAAGCGTTTTAGAGAACTAAACGAAGCAAAGAAAAGCCTTGAAAATGAATTAATGACACTAAGAAGTGAACTTAAAGAAAAAGAAGTTGCTGAAGCTGAAGAGAAAGAAGATTGGAGAAATCTCTACGAAGAAACTAAATCCGAAAGAGATAAGTTCCAAGCTGATGCTAAGAAGTTTCAAGCGATTGAACAATCAAGGAAAGAAAGATTGCTCGAAAGTTTTCCAGAGAATTTGAGGGAGAAAATGTCTGCTTTAGATTCCGATACTCTGGAACAAATGAAAACAGAATTTAATAATAAAGTTCCTCAAACTGATAATAGTGGAGGTGGCGTTTCTGGTGGCAAGGTTTTAAGATGGAAAGACTTATCGCCTGAAGATCGGAGAAAGAACTTCGCTGATATTATGAGAAGGAAAAAATAAAGGATATATAAATGGCTGAAGTAACAACCACAACAGCTGCTGGGTAACATGGCAGCTTAAAATCGAGGAATTAAGCGGGAACCCTAAGTTTTAGATAAGGGAATCCGAACCGAAGGCTAATCAAAGATTAGTCAGGGGCAGAGCATAGGTACTGAAAAGATATAACGTACCCAAGAGGCCTCGACAACGAAAGTTGAAAAGATATGCCGAACTTTAGGGAAACCTAAAGAAGTAGAGGATAAAAAGCCACTACGATAACAAATGGTGTTTATACCTGAAGTGTGGGAAGAAGCAATTCTTAACTACGCTGAAAGACAATTTAGAATTAAGAATCAAGTAACAAATGTTTCTGATGTTGCAAGTGGAGATACTATTCATGTACCTCGTGTAAGTGAAGAAACTGCTGGTACTCTAAGTTCTGGTTCTGCTGTTTCATTTGGGGCAAATACAGATGGCGAAATACAAATCTCAATGGATACTCACATTGTTGAAGGTAAAAGAATTGGTGATCTTGTAAGAGTTCAAAGCTCATACGATCTATTCAATCTTTACTCTCGCTCAATGGGTTATGCAGTAGCTAAAAAAGTGGAAGCAACACTTGCTGCACTTATACAGACTGTAACTGCTAATGACGTAACACTTGGAAGTGATAACACTTTCACAACTGCTAAAGTTCGTGAAGGCCTCCAAAAGTTATTAGATCAAGGTGTTGATTACACTAACGGAGATACATTCTTTTACACATCTCCAGCTGGTTATATGAGCTTGGCATCTCTTGGTGAATTTATTGACTATGAGAAGCGTGGCCCAGAAGCTGGTGGAAATGCAAACGTAAATGGAATGGTAAAGCAAATATACGGAATGGAAGTTTACTCTTCAACTGATTGGGATGATGATGGTGGTACAGGTGATGAAACTGCAAGTATCTTTACAAGAGATTCAATTCTCTATGCAGAGCAGTTCCCACTTCGTGTACAGCAAAGCTACAACTTAGAATACTTAGCAACCGAATTGGTCGTAGATCAATTAATCGGTGCAGCTCTACATCAAGCAGTAGATGCAGCAGCTTGTCAAGTTGTAAACTTCAACAATCCTTAATCGGATAGTTGTATTAATATGGATGTTGGGGCATATTTATTTATGCCCCTCATCTAAAACCTTTTAAAAAGTAGGAAATACTATGGCAACAGATTTAACCAACGTAGCTGTATCAACTGGATTTACTCAGCTACTACATATTGACGGAGGAATTGGAGGTTCGGTCAATCGTATTTATGATGGCGATGGTACAGGTTCGCCATTAGAAATTTCTTCAACGACTGTACAGATTAAAGATGGATCATTTGATTTTAATGTGTCATCTCACGATGGAACCAACGGACTAAAGCTAGGGGGAACTTTAGTAACTGCAAGTGCAACAGAATTAAATTATGTAGATGTTTCAAGCATAGGTACTGCTGAAGCAAGTAAAGCAATCATTCTTGATAGCAATAAAGATATTACTGGCATACGCAATCTAACTGCAACTGGTACAATCACAGCTTCAAATTTTATAGGCTCTGGAAATACAACCATAGGAGATGCAGTTACTGATACAATCGCCATCAATTCAACAATCACAACAGATTTAATTTTTGAAGGCTCTACTGCTAATGATTTTGAATTAACACTTACTCCAGGCGATCCAACAGCAGATAGAACTATTACGCTTCCAGATGCAACAGATCAATTAGTTGGAAGAGCTACAACAGACACTTTAACAAATAAAGGCATAGACGCTGATAATAATACGCTATCGAATATAGAAGTAGATAATCTAAAATCTGGCGTTTTAGATACCGATATAAGCTCTGTAAGTGGTTCTGATGATACAATCGCTAGTGCAAAAGCAATTAAGACTTATGTAGATGCCCAAGTAACTGCTCAAGATTTAGACTTTCAAGGAGATAGTGGGGGAGCATTATCTATTGATTTAGATAGTGAAACTTTAGATATCGCTGGAGATGGTGCTGGTATATCAACTGCTGGTAGTGGTAATCAAATCACGATTAGTGGTAATCACGATGCACTTACAAACTTTGTAGCTAATGAACATATTGATCATAGCTCGGTTACTTTGACTGCTGGAAATGGTTTAAGTGGTGGTGGAGATATAACAACCTCAAGAAGTTTTGCAGTTGATCTTAACGAACTTGCAACTGAAACAAGCATAGCAGATGATGACTTTATCGCAATGGTGGATGCTACCGATAATGGCTCTGGTAAAATAACTTTTGAAAATTTAGAAGATGCGATCTTTGCTTCTGTATCTGGTGATATAGCAATAGCAGAAGATGGTACTGCAACTATTCAAGCTAATAGTGTTGCGATGGCTACCGATACTACTGGTGATTTTGTAAACAGCATAACAGCTGGAACTGGAATTACATCTACTGGAGCAACTTCTGGAGAAAACATTTCTCATTCATTAAGTGTTGATGCAGCTCAAACTCAGATAACAAGCGTTGGAACTTTAAATGCTGGAGCAATTAGTTCTGGATTTGGTGCTATTGATATTGGATCAAGCAACTTTACAACGACTGGAACGATTGACATATCTGGAGGTACTTTAACTTTAGCAGATAATCAAATATCTGGAAACAAAGTAGAAGGTGGAACAATAGCAGCTGTTACAATCTCAGCTTTAACTACTGCTGGAATATCTGCTTCAACAGATTTAGATATTGGCTCTCATGGATTTAGAGCTTCAACATTAACAGCCGATTCACAAACTTCTGGCAGAGTAGCAATCTATGGAGCTAATGGTTTATTAACAGAAGATTCTGATTTAACTTTTTCTGGATCAACTTTATCTGCTACAAATGTAAATATAAGTGGAACACTAACAACAACAGGTTCTGTTCAAGAAGTTTCTACAACAAATCTTAACGTAGAAGATCCATTAATTCTTTTAAATAAATACGATTCACAGCCTAGCAATAACGCATTTGATGCTGGTATAGTAATTAAAAGAGGTTCTAGTGATTCAGCCCCAGCAAATGTTGCTTTTATATTTGATGAATCTGCTAATCAGTTTGCATTGATTGATACAGATGAGGATGGCACAACAGCTGGGAATGTTAATATAACAGATTATGAAAACTTAAGAATCGGTGCCTTGACAGCAGATGATGCTTCAACATTTACAAGCACAATCTCAGCAGCAACAGGATCTACGATTGGCAACTTAACTTTTGCTAATGGATCAATAACAGACTCATCTGGAGCAATAAGTTTTGGTAATGAGAATTTATCAACCTCTGGAACATTAGGAGCTGGGGCAATTACTGGTACAAGTTTCATTATAGGTTCAGCAAGTATAAGTGAAGCTGAGTTAGAAATATTAGATGGTGCAAACATAACAACAGCAGAATTAAATATAATTGATGGAGATACTTCTGCAACCTCAACAACTGTAGCAGATGCTGATCGTGTAGTTATGAACGACAACGGAACAATGGTTCAAGTAGCAGTAACCGATCTTGCAGCTTACTTTGATGATGAGATTACAGCAATGCCAAATCTTGTAACAAGTGGCACACTAAATAGTGGAGCAATCTCAAGTGGCTTTGGGAACATTGACATAGGCTCATCTAATTTAACAGCAACAGGTTCAGTTTCTTTAGGTACAACAAGTTTTAATAATAACAGCATAACAGGTGTTGATAGCTTTACTGTAAATGATATTGGCTCAAACACAGCAGGAGATGTAACATTTATAAGTGCAGTTGATTTTGACAACTCAGCAACAACAAATGTAAATATAGACTCTGGTGCTATTGATGGAACACCTATCGGTGCAAACTCTGCAAGTACAGGTGCGTTTACTACAATAACTGGAAGTTACTCTAATTCAAGTGGCACAGATTATCTTGATGGTGATGCAGGATTATATCTTGCAAACTCAGGTTCTGATGGAACTATTATTAAGTTTGGTGATACCAATGCAGGATTAGTTTATGGTGGTTCTGGAACTGGTACATTTAAACTAATGCAAAGAGAAAATACTGTATTAAGTTTTGACGCATCAAGAAATGCTACTTTTGCAGGTAAATTAACAGTAGATAAAAGCATATCAGCAGGTGATTTAAATACAGCACCTATTGTAACATTTAAAAATAGTCAAGGTAGTGGTCATTATACTGCAATTAAATTTGAAGGTGCTGATAGTAGTGGTGCAAATACTGGATTCTTAGGATATATGAGCCACAACACAGCTTCTACAAGAAGATTTGTATTTTCACATGATGGAACAACAAGACACGCAGCTTTCAATGGAGATGGTTCGGTTATTTTTAAAGGTTCTGGAGATTCATTAACTCTTGAATCAACTAATAGTGGAACAGGTGGGGCGCAACTTAATTTAAATCATATTGGTGGCTCACAAGCTGATGGTGATTCAGTAGGTAGAATTTTATTTAATGGTCAAGATAGCAATGACAATGCAGTTACCTATGCAAGAATAGATGGAATTGCTGAAGATGTTACAGATGGTTCTGAAAATGGTGCATTAAACTTTGATACAAGAACAAGTAATAGTGCTTTTTCAACTAAAATGCGTATCACATCTGATGGTGAAATTCAATACAGAACAACTGGAGATGACCATTATTCAAGCCAAGTTGAATATGAAGGTAATGATGATATTAAGTTACACTTTGGGCCAAATTATAGTTTTGAATCTGGATTTAGAAAAGTTCTCACGCTTGATAATCAAAAGGTAGGTATTGGCATAGAAAATGTTGCATATACATTTCAAGTAGTTGATAGCAATAACAATGGTTCAGTAGCATTTATGCAAAACAACTATGATGGTACTGTTGGTGGTACGATGGATATAATTCTTGGATTCAAAAAGAATGATGGAAACTTTAGAAACGCTGCTATTATTAGAGCTGCTAAAGATGATATTTATACTACAAACACACAAGCTGATGGTAGATTAGAATTTCATACTACATTAGATGGTAGCTCTACTGAAAGAATGCGTATTACATCTGATGGCCATATATTGAATGGCGTTACGAGTATTACAGATACATCAAGCAGAGATTTTGGTAATGCATTTTCAGGTTCAAGTAGTTATGGTAACTGGACATCTTGGGGAAGTGGCTCACATACACACGCTATTTTTAGAAATGGAACAAGTATTGTAGGTACTATAACCACTACATCATCAGGAACTGCCTACAACAATCTTTCAGATTACAGATTAAAAGAAAATGAAGTTGTAATATCGGATGGTTTAACAAGACTAAACCAGTTAAAGCCTTACAGATTTAATTTTAAAACAGACACAGATACAACTGTTGATGGTTTCTTTGCTCACGAAGTAGCAGAAGTAGTACCAGAAGCAGTAACTGGAAAAAAAGATGCAGTAGATGACGATGGAAATATTGTATCACAAGGCATTGACCAATCAAAACTTGTACCACTACTTGTTAAAGCAGTACAAGAACTATCGGCAAAGGTAGAAGCGTTAGAAAATGCGTAAAAGATTAAATCAATGGGCAGATGCAAGTAAAGTATTACACGCAATAGTATTGCTTGGATTTGGTATTGCTTTTATGTTTAGTATTTTAACTTGTCAAGATGTTCATATAGGGAAAACACGAGAAGAATTGACACAAGAAATGTTTGAGTTAGATAGCTTAATGAAAAGACTGATCTGGGAAGATAGCTTGGGATTGTATAATGATTGAATTGTTATTTGGATTAGCAATAGGTCTAGTAGTGGGAAGTTCAGACTTAGGTGAACCTGTTCCATATCAAACAATAACCTACACCGATAGCAGTAAGATCGTAAAAGTATACAACACCTCTGCTTTTAAATATCGCTATATGCCTAATACCTATGCTTTTGATTGGAATACAAGCGATTATAGATACTGGGATACTAATTATACTAAGCCAGTTTATGTAAAAACTATTCATGTAAACCCTAAACCCAAACCAAAATCTAAGGAAAGAAAAGAATGAAGGATTGTTGTTGTAGTTGTGAGTGTTGTAAGTGAGTAAACCATTAGGCCAGGATTCAAGCCTTAACATTAGCCTCCCTATGCTTTTTCAAGCTGTAGGGATTATTGCTGCCATGGTGTGGGGCTATGGCGAGTTGAATGGTCGCATATCTTTTCTTGAGTATCAAGTAAGAATAAATGAAGAGCATATAGAAGCTATTGAAGAAGATGCTAAAGAAAGTCAGAATGCTGAAATTCCTGCTGATATAAGACAGAATGAAAAAATAAAAGTACTTGAACAAGAAGTTGAAAGATTAAGAAGTGGCAAACGCAATTAACACAGATAGTACAATTAGTTTAAGCGTAGCTATGTTAATTAAAGTAGGCTTTTTAATTATGGTGGTTACAGGATCTTGGTATCAAGCTCAAATGAAATTTGCAGAGCATGAAAGAAAGATTGAAGATTTACAAAATAGAGTTACTGTTTTGAGTGCAAGTGTCGAAGGAATGGAAACACAGCACATACAGAAACTTGAAGAAGAAAACAAAAGCCTAATGGAAAAATTAGGTTTAAAAAGAAGATAAGGAAACGTAATGGCAAAAAAACAAAAACAAGAAGAAAAAAAGCCAGTAGTTGTTCTTGATGATAAAGAGTATGAAATCGAGAATATGGCTGATGATCAAAAAGTAATGTTAGCACATATACAGGATTTGCAACGCAAAATTGATGGGGCAACCTTTAACTTGCAGCAACTCCAATATGGTCGTCAAGCCTTTGTTAATGCACTTAAAGAGGCATTAGAAAAGGAAGAATAAATGGGTGTTGAATCTTTTGAAACTTTAGGCTTTGCTGGTTTATCTGCTGTTCTTTTATGGACAGTATTTAAATGGATGACTGGTGAGCTAAATAAAAAAATAGATGATTTGCAAGATATTATTATCAAATTAATTGATTCTAAAAATCAGATGATGGATAAGTTTCAAGAGTTAAACGATGAAGTTACGGATCAACTTAACTACATCGAAGCAAAACTCGGAAATGGTCGTGGATCAAAACAAAGAAGAAAATCTGGGAAATGAAAGTTGAAGAATATAGAGCCGAAATGAAAACCTTGCTGGTGAGATTAGATACCAGGCAAGAAGAGATATTTCATAGGCTCAGCAGAATTGACTTACATCTGGAGAAATTAAATTCTAAAGTTGCGATCCACGAATCAGATTTGGTAAGAATTAAAACTGTGGGAATGGTTGCAGTTATAATCGTTCCTATTTTAATAAATGTAATTATGAGGAGTATATAGTGGCTGAATTTTTTAGTGCAAATTGGGAATGGTTTTTGTTAGCGTTTATGGTTTGCGAGAAAATAGTTAAAATGAGTCCAACCGATAAAGATGATATTATCTTAGATATTGTTTGGAGTAGTATCAAGAAAGTTGTAGGAAAGAAATAATGTTAAAAAGATTAGTTAAGAGCTTAGTAAAAAAGCATGGAATGAAAGGTCTATTAATTAAGATCGGTGATTGGGCAGTAAAGAATAGCCCAAACAAAGAAGATGATAAAGCCTGGAATGAAGTTGTAAAGCCATTCATTGAAGATAGTTTCTAATGATTAGTATTGACCAAATACGAAACTTGATAAGAAATGTTTGCTATGGGCTAGGTGATAAGTTTGCATCGAAAGAAGCTATACAACTTATTTTAGAAACAGGTGTTGTAGAATCAAATTATAAATTTATTAGACAACTTGGAGATGGCCCAGCTAGAAGTTTCTGGCAGATCGAACCAGCAACTGCGATAGATAACTGCCAACATTATTTAAAACATAGATCACATCATTTGCATAAGTGTGCTGAAGTGAGTATGGTTGATGTAAAATATTGGCAGAATTATAGTGAGCTTATGTGGTCAGAGATACTAGAAACTAATTTATCGGCAGCAATAATACATTGTAGATTAAAATACTGGAGAGTGCCAAAGCGTATGCCTAACACACTAGAAGGCAGAGCAAAATATTGGAAGAAGTATTATAACTCTGAGCAGGGTGCTGGAACGGAAGAAAAGTATATTGAAACAATAAAGGGTATGAGAGATATTCTATGATTTCAAAAACTGCCATAGTCATCCCAGATCAACATTTTCCAATACATGACCAGAGTGCTGTTAATTGTGCTTTGAAAATATTGGAAGTAGCAAAGCCAGATATATTTATTAATCTTGGTGATGTGGGTGAATGGGAATCTGTGTCAGCTTGGAGATGGAGAGATAAAAAACAACCACCTTTAGAATATCAACTTCCTATAATTGATGAAGAGATCGAAGCTGTTAATCAAGGTATTGATCAGTTTGATGAAGTATTAGATAAAATAAAATGCAAAGAGAGATATATTTGTGAAGGTAATCACGATTATTGGTTAAATAATTTTGTTGAGAAATATCCATATTTAAGAGATTACAAATTTAGACAGGCCTGTCATTGGGATAAAAGAGGATACAAATTCTATTCAATGAATAAGCCATTGAGAATAGGTAAGTTGTCTTTTATTCATGGAGCCTATACAAATCTATCCCACGCAAAGAAACACGCAGAGGTATATGGAAATCTTGTTTATGGTCATACTCACGATGTTACTTCTCACGCAATCGGAAGATTAGATGGAACAGTAAAAGCATGGAGTTTGGGTAATTTAAAGGATATGTCAAGAGAGAAGAATAACTGGTTAAAAGGTAGAATACATAATTGGCAACACGCAGTTGGTTATATCACATGGTTCAAAGATGGTAACTTTAGAGTTGAGGTCATTGATATAGTTAAAGGCAAAACAGCATTCAGAGGAGAAATGATAGATGGAAGATAATTACGTAGATAACCTAAATAAATTAAGAAATTTAGCAGAAAACATTAAAAGTTTAGATATTCTTGATCCTACTTCTAAAACTATTTTGGTAATTACTGAAATAATACAACGAGCAAAACGAATCCCAGAGCTTGAGATGGTAGATCAAATGGATAAAATAGAAATACAAGATTTTGAGGCCGAAGCATGAGTACATATTTAGAAGCTATTTGCACTCACGAAGATATGCAAAGTATTTTGCCATCTTTAGGTGAGTATAATAGAAATACAGTTTTAACATTATGGGCAATACACTCTGGAAGTGTTTATAAATCACCAAGTTCTGGAAGAGTTGATGTCTTATATAGAGATGGTAACGAACTAACATCGGTATCAGATTTAGCATCTGTAAATTCAGATGGTGAATATTTTTACGATAGCTCTGCTGATGTAGTTTACCTTTTTTCAAATGCCAATCCTCAAACAAACCATACCATAGAAACTGGAAAAGATTTTACAGATTCAGTTAATGAAGCAAGAAACAGAGCAAGTGAAATTGTTAGATCAATAGTTGCGAAGCCTATATATAAAAAAATTGGTGTAGGCTATCAAGGAGAAACTGCTAGAAACTATGATGAAGTTTTAATTTTATCAACAGCAGCAATCGCAGTTGCGTTAATGGTTAGGCCATTTGATAAAGATACAGCAGATGAGATTGAAGAAAAATATAATAATGAGGGCGATCCACCTGGAATGTTACAGTTGGTGCGTGATGGATTTATTAAATTACATCACGAATTTTCTGCCGACAGAAGTCAGGGATTGATCACTCCTGTGAATACAGATTCCAGCACAACTGCAAGTATAGTTGATATTCAAGGATCGCCCACAAGAACCGATATAGTGCGAATCGAAATAACAACTGGAGGAACACTAAGCTATGGAACTGCTTCTTCCATTAAATATAAAGTATTGGCAAGTAATAACGATGGGCTGCAAACTCAAGAAGTTGTAACTGGTGAAACCCTTACTGGTGGATACGATACTCTTGCGAATGGTACAAGATTTAAAGGCTCTCAAGGAGTTTATACAGCTGGGGATTATTGGTTTGTAGATATGGTTGCTGGTATTCCAGAAACGCAAAATGCAATTAGAACTTCTAATGTTCGGAGATATTAATGGCAATAGTATTTAAGCCAAATCATCGTAGAGTTGTTGATGCTCTTACTGATATTATTCAGACGGAATATCAAGGAACTCCAGTATTGTTTGAAGAGCCAACAAGATTTGTTAATCGTTCCCCTCAATTCTTTAGCATAATTCCAGGTGAAGCAAGTTTGTTGCAAAATTATTCTGGTGGATCATTGAGAGAGTATCAAGTAGCAATTAGATATTATTTAAGAAAACCTAGATTGATTAATTACAGGACCAACATATTTGATTATATGACAGATAGAGGTGAAAGGCTTACAAGATTAATAAATAATAATACTAAATATGAGGATAGCATAAACTCTTTTGGCGAAGTTGAATCAACCTTTGGCACTTTAGCTGATGCTTTTAGTTCTATCGTAACATATAGATGGCACAATGGAAGAATAGCAGATATTGATTACGATCCATCAAGATCGGATGCAGAGGATAAAAGAGATTTACAAATATTTGAAGCAAATTTTTTATGTAATGTAATGGAGCTAACGTAATGAAATACAAACAAGGAAAACTTTTCAAACGGATTACGAAGTCGCAAGACTATCATCGTATCGGAAAAGAGAATTGGGAAAAATTAAAAAAAGATGAATCAGTAGATTTTGAGCCACCTAAAGAATTAGTGGATAAAGGCTATTTGATTGAAGAAAAAAAAGAAAACAAGAAAGGGGATAAATAATGGCAATTTCAGGTCAAGTTTATTCTGGTAAAAAATACCAAGTCTTGTTAGGTCGTCAGACTGGAGCATCGTCTGCCGTAAATATGGGAACTGCTGGATCAACTAATTCAGAATTTGTTGAATTAGATATGGCAACAGTAACTGATATTGACTTCGCTGGTGGCTTAGTAACTGATCGTACTCTTAGAACAGGACAACAAGTAAAAAAAGGAACAGATCACTTTGTAAGTGAAAAAGGCTCTACAAAGTCTTTTAACTTTGAATGGGTTTGCTCACATAAAGAAGGTGTGGCTATGCTTCTGGAAATGATTTCAGAAGATACCTCTTCACCTTTTGGAATTGCTGGAAACCACGAACCAGCAATCTATAAGCATGGAGCTTCAACTGGAAGTCTTGCTACTATTATTTTAAAAAACTTAGATAGCAACTCAGCAGCAACTCAATTTAGAACGATGCACTCAGCAGCTTTGACCAATCTTAGCTTTTCAATGGATGCAACTGCGAATGGTGGTAGGCTTGTAGCAAGTGGCACATTTGTTACTGGTTATAATGTATCAACTGCTTCATCAAGCGTAACTAACTCACACGCTCAAACACCATTTGTTAAGACTCTACACGATTGCACAACTAAGACAGTTAATGGCTCTGATGTGGTTGTGAAGGCTTTTAGTATTGATATAGTAAATCCAATGGTTAGAATAGGTTATCAAGGTTCTGATGCTGAACCAGAAATGTATTCAAGAGCTGGAGAAATAACTTGTGCTGGATCGATTACTGTTCTTTATGATACAACTTCTGACGGATTCTTAGCAGAGTTCTTAACCAATCCAGCAGCTGGTAGTGCAGCTGGTGAATCTCCAATTATCTTGTCAGATAACGCAACAGTTGGAGATGGTAATTTTGCTTTTGAAGTTTTACAAGCAGTATTTACAGGCCACAATCTAAGTATTGAGGGTGCTGAAGAAGGAATGATGCTTGAAATACCTTACGAGGGAACTGCAATAGCAGCTGAAAATCTATTTCGTGTTGATATAGATTAATTAAAATAGGAGAAGAGAAAAATGATAATAAAAGCTCTAGGAAAAGAATATAATATAAAAGAAATAACATACAAAGAGCGTAGAGAACTGCATCGTCTTAATGCGAAAGCATTTTGGGATGGTAAAGTCGAACCAGAAAGCTATTATGATATTCTGGAAAAAGTAGGTGAAGTTTCAGGTCTAAACGAATCTGATTTTAAAGGACTTTCAATGGTTGAGATTGATCAAGTATTACAAGAAGTCTTTACTGCTTATATGGGAATATCAAAAAACGAAGATGGGGATTGAGTTTTTTTGTTTGGGCTTCATATTACAAACTTGAACCAATCGAAAGATTTGAAGAGTTTCCGTATAAAGCTCAATCCCCTTTAACAACAAAATTTAGGGAATTTAAAAATGAGGCGAATATTTGGGAAGAAGTCGAAGCTATTTCTGAACTTGCTAAGACTTCAAAAACAAGAACTATTGGCCAACTCTTATATGATCTTGTACCTCTATTCGCCTCACCTAACTTACTTGTTGATGATTGGATGCTAGATATAATGAATGAATATCATTGGGTTAAAAACTGGAATATATCTCCAGGCAACCTAGACGATATATCTGCTTTTAGATTAGATTGCTGGACTATTATCGAAAACGAATTAAATCAAATTAATAAAAACGAAAGCATAAAAAATGAGTCGTAGAGTATTTGATATAATATTCAGAACAAAAGGCATTGATAAAGCTAAAACAGAAATAGGTGAAGCTGATAATAAGCTCTCAAGTTTTGGAGCTACTGCAAAGCAAACAAGCACTATTCTTGCAACTACATTAGGTGCAGCTACATTAGGAGCTGGGGTTAAAGCTATAAAAACTGCTGGTGAGTTTGAGATGTTGCGAGTAAGATTAAAAAGCCTTACTGGAAGCCAAAAAGAAGCTAACAGACTTTTTGATGAGTTTAATAAGATAGCATCGCAAACACCTTTTTCAGTACAAGAAGTAATAGATGCTGGTGCCACACTAGAAGCATTTGGTCAAGATTCTGAAGGATTGCTTACAGGCATAGCCGATCTAGCTGCATTTATGCAAGTAGATATAGCAACAGCTGCTCAAAACTTTGGCAGGGCGATGAATGCTGGTGCTGGAGCTGCTGATATGTTCAGGGATAAAGGTGTGAATCAACTTGTCGCATCTTTTGCTGGTGTTGATAATGTTACAGATTTAACTCTTCCACAATTTCAAGAAGCACTTCAAAAATTTATTGTTGATCCATCTCAACCAGTAGCTGGAGCAACTAAGCTAATGGCACAAACTTTGTTTGGTCAATTTTCAAATGCAAAAGATGCTGTTGATGGTTTAGCTGGAGCGATGGGTTTAAAATTACTCCCTACTGTTAAAAGAGCAACTGAACTTTTTACAGAATTTATAGGCGATTTAGATGTAAACAGAGTAACCAGTTATGCAGGTGCAATAATGGGCTTGTCTGGTGCTTTTGCAGCAGTTAGGGTAGCTACATTATTAGCAGCTAATTCTATGAAAGCATTTAAAATGGCACTTGTAACAACTGGTGTAGGTGCTTTAGTAGTTGGATTGGGTGAGCTTATAAATCATCTTACTAAGGATAAAGAAGCAACCGATGAATTAAATACTTCAAATGAAACAGCAAAAGCACTACTTGAAGAACAAAATGCTTTACTTGAAGAACAAAATAGATTGAAAAAAGAAGAAGCAGAATTCAAGCAAATAATCGCTGGTATTCAAGAAACAGAAAACATCGCAAATCAAATAGCACAACAAACTTTAGCAGATATGCTAACTACTACTATTGAACTTAAAGAAGCTCAAATAGAAACATTTACAGAAGATGATATTTTAGCAATAGATGGCTATGCCTCTGCTGTTGATAACGTAAATGTTAAGTTGAGTCAATCAGCTAAAGAATTTCATAAAGCACAAGAAGAGGAAAAGAAGTTTAACGAAGCCTTGAAGATCGGTGGAGAAATGTTTGGCAATATCGGTAGTATTGCTAATTCAACTTCTCAATTATTAGGAACATTAGCTGGGGCAGATAAGCAAAGACAGATTCAAGCTCTTGAAATAGCAAGGATAGCAGCTATCGCAAATATTGCTCAAGGTATAACTAAAGCAATAGCTCAAGGTGGTATATTCGGTATTGCTACTGGGGCTTCTGTTGCTGCTGCTGGTGCAGCTCAAATTGCAACTATATCAAATCAAATTTCAGAGCTTCAAGCTGCTCAATTTGGAATGGATGAAATGGTTAGTAGGCCAACTTTAATTCTTGCTGGTGAGGCAGGGCCTGAAAGAGTTCAAGTAACTCCAGCAAGTAGACCAGCAAGTCAAGGTGGAGGTGGTGGATTAACATTAAACTTTAATGGGCCAGTTACTAATAAAGAGTTTATAAGAGATACAGTAATACCAGAAATACAAAGAGTACAAGATATGGGATTAGCATAATATGGCTTTAAGTCAAGGTTCATGGTCGCCAACTTCTGGAATGAAAGAGAATTGGCTAGTTCAATTATTTGAAACAGATGCTAGTGGATTTAAAGCATTTTCATTTTATGATCAAACAGTAAATTCAGTTGCATACTCTGGAATTATTTTAAACTCACCAAGTATAAGAGAATCAATAAATATTTTTAATTCTACATCATCAATCAGCAATCTATCTGTTGAATTGCAAGATGATTCTGATTTAAGGCAAGATTTATTGTTTGGCTCTAATTTTTATTTAAATGGAGATGTAAAAATATTTTCTAATCTTGATACTTCTTCTAGTGTGGCTAACTTCAACAATATCCCACAAATATATCAAGGAAGATTGGAATCAATTCAACATAACGACACTACGATTACATTGAATATTGTAGCTAAAAGGCCTTATGATAATGTATTTGTTCCAAATGTTTATAGTGCAGAAAAAGTTCCCTCTCCGTTAGCTTATGGTAATTTTAGCGATACAGCTGGAGATCGAACTGCAACAACAAAATTAAATGGAACTCCAAACTTTTTCAGAAAAGTTCCTTTTACTAAGTATGACACAACTGGAATAAGTTTTATTACTGGAACAACAGCAGAAGATGAAGATGAAAATATTTATACTTATCTAAGCAATTACGATGCTTTTATACATTATTCTGCTGGGGAAACAGAAAACTCAACAGCAGGTAATGTAAAAGTAAATAAAATGCCAGTTAGTGGTAAATATATTTATCAAGTGCCACCAGTTTCCTCTACCTCTTCCACAACAAGTACAGAAATAACTTTGGCCAATGTATCGAACTCTTTTGATAACAATGATGCCACAGAAGCAACATTTACTTTTCCAGTAGGTGGTGTTTCAAATGGTACATATACTCACAAAGAAAGATATACTTTAGATGATGAGATAGAAGAAGGCCAACAAGCTAGAGCGTTCTTTAATGTAAGCAGTTTTAGTGATCTGCCAGAAGCTCATGTAAAATTATATTTATTAGATGCAGATAATGCAAATGTTGGAACTGGTGCAGAGCAAATATTTACTGGCAACGTATCTAATCGAACAGCAACTGTTACAGCAACTGGTAATGCAAAAAAGATTGAGGTAGAAGTAGAGTTTCAATATTCTTCAGGATCTTCCCCATCAGCAGTTGTTGAATTAAAAGAAGTATTTGCATACTTAACTAAATTTGAAGATGAGATTGAGTTTGGTTTTTTAGGTTATAGTGGTGAGCCAAGAGGTTATAAATCATCAACAACACGAGTTGATAAGATACACGAAGCACATCGCTCTTTTGTTCATAGTATATTAGGAGTAGATACGGATGGAGCTGGTTCAGCCGATCCGACTGGATGGAGTGATTTAGATACTGATAGAAGTTCTTGGACTATACGCTATAATCAACTTACACCATTACCAGCCAAAAAGATTTTAGATCAGATGCAGTTTGAAGGTGGTTTTATTAGTGTATTTGAAGCTGATGGAGATGTGAGATATATCCATGTAAAGAATAGTTATAGCTCTGCTAATCATAGCTTAGATAAAAATGATTTAGCTAATATTCAATATTCACATACACCAATCTCAAATATTATTACAGATATTTTAGTTAATTATGATCCACATCCAGCAAAGAGTAGATTATATAGAAATCAACAAACAGCATCAGAATCAACAATAAGAAGCAATTATAATATAGCAACTGCTCAAGTTGTTACAGTTAATCTTGATATGTTATCTGGGGGAATTGGATCGGACTTAACACCATCCACACCCAATGCTGGTTTTATAGATTATTATGGAAACTTACGATCTTCTCCAAGAGTTATAATGACAGCAGAAGTTGTTAATCCAGCTAAGTTTAATATGGAGATTGGTGATATATGTGAGTTCTCATCTATGCTACCAGCAACTGCATTTAATAAAAGTTTTAGTGGTGCATATTTTATGATTACATCTATTTCAAGAACTTTAGGAAGAATACAAGCACAATTTACGGAGGTCAGTTAATGGCAATTTCAACAGCAGCTTTCGATGATGGCGATAATGGAGCTAGTAAATCTACATTTACACCAGACAGAAATCCTAATATCGGAGTTCAGTATGGCACGAATTATGAAGGAATTATAAGGAATCAAGCCATTGGTGGTGAGGTTTATACAGTAGAAAGATTTGGAAAAAGAAGAGGTTGGGCTATGACTTATTCTTTTTTAAATAGTACAGATCAAGCAAAACTACAAGCATTAATAGATTATGCAGATGGAAGAAAAAACTTTTTCTTTTTTAGTGAAGATAATTTTGGTACGACTGGCATTAAAGTTAGGTTTGATCAAGATACTTTCGCTTTTGAGGAAGTGGCACAAGGAGCAACGAGCATCACGCTGAATCTGATAGAACAATTATAGATTTCTCTCCTCCTCTCTCCTCCTCCCCCCAGAGATTACTTCAAAGGGGGGAATTTTTTTTATTATTTTCTTTGTTTTTTAATAAAATAATATTATAATCGAGTAATCAAACAAACGTCTTTAGGAGGACAAATAATGGAAAAACAACCATACAAATACCAAGTATTATTTAATAATATTCAAATCGTAGAAGGTAACGAAATAGGTTATAATGTATTTGATAATTTAAATGATGCTAAAAAATACGCTTGTAACAGTTTATATGGAGTAAACAAAGCAGAACACCCAGCTTACAAAGAAAGAATAAGATTAATTACCAAACAAGAGTTGTTTGACGATTTATTTAGAGAAAGAAACGAGCTAAGAGATTATTTTATATCGCAAATTCCACATGGTAAGGAGGACAAATAATGAAACAAGCTATTTTGAATTTGAGGTCTAAAGGTTATACTTATAACCAAATATCGAAGAAGTTAAATTGTTCTAAATCCACAATTAGTTATTACCTTGATCCAAAAGGTAAAGAAAAGGTACTTGCTAGGAATAAAAGATATAAAAGCAAATTTAGTGGAAGGTGGTCGAGTCGTAGAGGAGCTATGTGGAAATATAATTATTTACTTGGCAAGTCATGTGAGCATTGTGGAGAATCAGATATGTTGAAGATGCAGTTTGACCATAAGAGTGAATATGAAAAGCACTCTAACATTACAAATCTTTTGAATGGCAATCTCGACAAACTTAAAGCAGAAGTAAAAAAATGTAGGGTTTTATGTGCTAATTGCCATCAAATTAAAACCTTAAAAGAAAACAACTCAGCTTTTTATAATATCTATAAAGAGATGAATAATTAAATCAAGGAGGACAAACAATGAAAACTAAATATACTAAATATAAATACAATCTTGATGACTATGAAGGTTCAGAACAATATATTTACGATCTTTTGAGAGAGGAGCGTTATAGAGTTTTTAACGCTACTGAAGAAATAAGAAGAGCTAATGAAATAAAAAAACAAGCTGAGAAAGAAATCAAAATTCTTAAAGAAGAAATTGATGATTTAAGGCTTGAAGTAAAGGAACTTAAAGATTATAATGAGAAATATACTTATAAGTTTCCTATGCTTTTTATTTCAATTAAGAAGTTAATCAAAAACAAAGTAGCTAATTGGTAGGAGGAGAAATAATGAACGGATTAGATTTATTGATAGGAATGGCTATCGTTAGTTCGGTAGCCTTTGTTTGGAGTAGAATTGCTATATATAAACAAAAAGCAAAGTATTGGAAAGATAATTGCTTTATTGCGATGGAGATGTATAATAACCTTTTAGTTGAGAAACAGATGGGAGAAACAATAGAAAAGGTTTTTGAAAGTAAATCTTTAGATATAAATTAAAATATGGTGGAGGACTATAAAAAAATAATTTGGGCTGTGTGCTACTTACCTCTCTCTCCTTTGGTATGTCCTCCTAACTCAGTATGCAGCCCAATCATATATTTGGAGGATAAATGAATATTAAAGAAAATGAAGATGGATCATACAGCTTGATAATCCCAAGACCTAAAGACATGACGTTGGAGAGGTTTTTGGTATTAAGTGCTAGGCTTGAAAAGATTGTAGATAAATTAGGAGGGCGAGTTCGTGTCATTGGATAAATTATATCAAATAGATATTGTTTATGACTTTTACGAAAAGCTAACTAAGAAGAGAATAGAATCTACTGATCTGGAAACAGCTGTTGAAGAAGCAATAAAATTTCTTGATGATTATAAAGATGACAATGCGTTTCTCCATGAAGCGTATATGATCATAGGAAAAGAAAAAGTAATAATAAAACAAAAAGTCATCGACTTAATTAATAGGAGGATTAATGGATAATCAAGATTGGAATAAATTTTTGGCTGAAAGATATGGCCTAGAAGGTCATCATTTCTGGAAGCATAAACAATCTGGTAAATGGATTATATCTCATAAAGGCTGTATGGTAATAGCAGATAAGGAGAAAATCGAATTTACAAAGCCAGAGTATGTTAAGAATGAACCAGATGCAGTTGTTATGCTTGGCTATGCTAAAATATCTGATGAGGAAGGGAATGAAAAAGAGGTATGGACTCATGGAGAGGCAAACCACAAAAATTGTTTTGTTCCCTATCCTTTTGCTATGGCTGAAAAGCGATTGAAAGATAGATTGACTCTAATGGTTATATCTGCCTATGGTGAAGTATATTCAGAGATTGAGGCCGATGAGTTTGCAGCTCAAGATAAACATTTAAAGGAAATGTAATGCCTCATCCATTCTACATGAGGGAGCCAGATAAAGAATTGCCAGAAAAGGCTGTTAAAAAAAGTGATATTGAGGTTGGCACTAAAATAAAACAAATTTTTAATAACCTGGGATCAATTATAAAAATGTTGGTTAAATGGCGATAAAACGTACTAAGTGGGATATAGTGTTTTCCGATTATATTCGCTTTAGAGATAATTGGACTTGCCAAAGATGTGGGAAGAAATACCACGAGAGGAGTGCAAGTTTACATTGTTCCCACTTTTACGGAAGGAGATCATGGGCCACTAGAATAGAACCAGCTAATGCGATGGCTCTTTGTTTTGGATGCCATCTCCATGTTGGCAGCTTTCCTATGGATCATGTTCATTTATGGGAAGAAAAATTTACTAAAAAGGAAACTGATAATATCAACAAATTGCACAATCAATCTTTGGTAAAGAAGAAAGATATTGCAACAGAAGAAAATTATCAAAAACTAAGGAGGATGTTAGATGCAGAAAAAGATAAAGGCTTTGCTAAAGTCAAATAAAAAATATCGCAAATCTGATGCTATTTTAATGGCTAGGGTATGGTATGACCACTTATCTCATAAAGTTGGTAGTATGACAGCGTTAGACCTATTAATGATGCTTTCTAAAAATGAACTCCCTAACTGGGAATCAATAACAAGAGCAAGAAGGAAGATACAATCTGAAAATCCAGAATTAAGAGATGAGGAAACTTTTAGATTAAGAGAAGAAAGAGAGCTTGAATTTAGAACACGATACTCATCAAGAGACACTCTGTAATGGCAAAGCGATTTTTAGATACCAATCTATTTCGCAAAAGGTGGATCAGAGAACTTGATACTGATATGAAGTTGTTCTGGATATATCTTTTAACTGATTGTGATCATGCTGGTATCTGGGATGTGGATGTAGAAAGAGCATCGTTTCAACTTAAATTAGATTTAGATCAAGATAAGATATTAAAAACATTTGACAGAAAGATTAATAATTTTAAGGTTGATAAATGGTTTATCCCTAAATTTGTTCAATATCAATATGGTGAATTAAATCCAAATAATAAAGCTCATTTATCTGTAATTAAGATATTAACTAAATATGGTCTATATGAGGGGCTTACAAGCCCCTTACAAGCCTCTAAAGATAAAGAGAAGGATAATGTTAAGTATAAATTTAAAGATAAAGTAAAGGTTGTAGTAAAAAAGAAAAAAACAAAGCAAGAACAATTAAAAGAAATAGAAGATAATCTTACAGAATTAAAAAAAGAATTTTCAAGTCAAGATGTTTATTTTGAATTCGATAAATTTAAAGATTATTTATTGGCTCATGGTAAAAGATACAGTCAATATAATTCAGCTTTTAAAAATTGGTTAAGGGGTAACGAAAAAAGAAATAAATTGGAGGACTATGATGATTTGCTCAAGTGAAGAAGCAAAAAAAAGGGTAAGAGAGTTATTTCAAACTTTTAATCTTCCTGCAAACAAAAAATATGCATTAGAGTTAAAGAAAATATTTATTAAGTATGAGGCTGATACCTTTAAAAGAGCTTTGGATGTATTTTCTCTTGAGATTTATCCTAAATCCTTGCCTAACATAGGCAAAATAAAAAAACATTTAGAAAATGCTAACAGAGAAGTTCAAATGGAAAGGAGAATGGAAAAAATAAATAAATCTTTTGTTGGAAATTCAGACAAAAAAGAATGGAGAGAATTTTTGAAAATTATTATGAGTTGTTGGGATCAGGTAAACAGTAAAAAAATTAATATTAATGATTTTCATAAAACTATGGCAAGTTATTTTGATTTAAAAAAACAATATGATGCCAGAGATATGCACTTAAATAAAATAAAAAGGAGTAAATAATGGAAAAAAGATACGTTAATGGAATGATTTTTAAAGAAAAAACATTCGACAATGGTGGAACACAATTAAGGTTGAGCGTAAAAGTAAGTGATTTTATTGAAGAGTTAAGAACAATGCAAGATAATGGCTGGGCAAATATTATCATAGCAAGAAGAAAAGAGCCATCTGATACTGGAATAACTCACTATGCTTATAGAGACGAATGGAAGCCAAAAAAAGATTACAACGATACTAATGATCCTCAATACGATAAAAAGGATACAAAAGATTTACCATTTTAATTAAATAAAGGAGTAAAAAATGCAAACAATAAATCAAGTTTTAAAAACCAATGATTATAGTATTTTTGAACATTTAAAGGGTAACAGGAATATTAACCCACCTCATCTTGCACGATTAAAAAAATCTATAAGCGAAGATTACTTAGAGGTGCCAATAATTATAAATGAAAAAAATGAAATTATCGATGGGCAGCATCGTTTTGAATCTGCAAAATCATTAAAAAAACCAATATATTTTATTAAAATTAAAGGTCTTGGGTTAGATGAAGTACATAGATTAAATACAAATTCTAAAAATTGGACTGCTGAAGAATATATGAACGGATACTGTGAGCTTGGATATAAAGATTATTTAATATACAAACAGTTTAAGAGTAAATATGCATTTGGACACAATGAAACAATAACTATATTAAAAGGTGGTTTAAAGATAAGTGGAAGTAATTTTGAAGATTTTAGAAATGGTAATTTTAAAATATATGATTACCAACTTGCAGTTAAAATAGCAGAAAAATTACAAATGATTAGCGATTATTATGATGGATACAAAAGAAGGGCTTTTATTTATGCTATGCTTAAACTCTTTAGAAATGATCAATATAATCATTTAGAGTTTTTAAAAAAATTATCTTTTCAATCTAATAAATTGCAAGATACAACTAATGTAAAATTATACTTACAGATGATAGAGCAAATTTATAATTATAAAAGAGCAAAAGATGACAAAGTAAGATTTTATTAAAGGATAATCCGATGCCAGAACCAAGCCATTTACCTTGCCCTATGTGTGGTAAGCCAGACAAAACAAAAGAAGATATACTTCAAGAAGAAGTAGATCAAGCTATTAACAATCTTAAATTCCTAAATATTGGATTTATGTTAGCTTATTATATGACTGATCTGGAAAGAAAAGTGTACTTCTTTTATCAAATTAGAAAAAATACATTCCCAGAAATATCTGAAATCTTAAATAAGAATGAAAGCACTTTGCGAAAAGCCTGGAATCGCTGTAAATCTCGTGGTGATAGGGTTTTAGAAGATTCGGTGGATGCTAAAGTTCTAATTCCTCCCTATATATAGAGGGGCATTTATGCCTTACTCGTGATTTAGTAATGATAAATAAGCACGAAAAAAGAGAAAATAATGCCTTTGCATGATGTAAAATGCCTCAGATGTGATCACATCCAAGAGGTTTTTTATTTTGTTAATAAAAAGCCTAAAGTTACTAAGTGCGAAAAGTGTGGGAGCGAGGAAACACGATACTTGATTGGTAAACCAGCAATCAAGTTTGGTGGAGATATTTGGGAAAAGCAGATGGAGCAAGAAGCTGCTGATAATGGTTGGTAATGCCTAACAAAGAAGCAAAGCAACGTAAGAGAGCAAAACGCTTATTAAATATGAAGCTCAACAGAGAGGGTAGAACCTCTAACCAATATCGAAGATTTTTAGAAAAAGAGAACAAGAGAAAATAATGGTATATTATAAAAGAAAAGATGGTTCTGTTTTTGGTAAAGCTAATCCAAGTAAAGAGCAAGATGCAGCCTATAAAAAAGATGGTTGTGTTATTTGCGATGAAAATGGAAAAGCTATCAAGAAGAAACCAGCAAAAAAAGATAAGTAATTGGCAACATTCAGACCTCCTAAATCAGTTCAAGAAGCTGCAAAGCGATCCCTTGAGATGCGTAGATCACTTCCTAAGAGCCGAAAAGGAGGTACAGCTGTTGGTGTTGCCAGAGCAAATCAATTAGCCAATGGCTCTGCTGTGAGCTTAGATACTATTAAAAGGATGGTTAGTTTCTTTGCAAGACACGAGGTCGATAAGAAAGCTACTGGATTCCGTAGAGGAGAAAAAGGGTATCCTAGTAAAGGTAAAGTTGCATGGGAGTTATGGGGTGGAGATGCTGGTCGAACATGGGCCAAATCTATTTTAAGGAGATCAGAAAGAGATGCGTAGAGTATCAAAAGATAAAAAGAGTGGATTAGCTAAGAAATATTTATCTGGAGTACGAGGAAATAAGAGATCAGAATTAGCTAGAGTGATCAAGAGGATGGATAAACTCTACAAAGCTGGTAAGAGAATACCTAAATCATTAATGGATAAGAGAATTAAACTTGGCAGTAAAAGCAAAAAAACTAAACGCAGCAACTATTAAAATACTTCGAAACAAGGCTAAAAAGTCTAAAATATTTTCATATTCCGATCTTGTTGCTGTATATCGTAGAGGTCAAGCTGCCTGGACTTCTGGTAGTAGGCCTGGAATTGGTATGGCACAATGGGCTATGGCAAGGGTGAATTCTATATTAAAAGGTTCTAGAAAACACGATACTGATATTAGAAGCAAAGCTATGAAAAGGAAAAGATAATGGAAAAAGTAAATGGTGTAGATATATCTGAGTTAAAAGAAGAGGATCAAGCAACCATGAGGGTTCATGCCCCCCATCATAGTAAAAAACATCTTGAGGAGATGGTAAAAGATTTAAAAGGTGGAAAGAGTTTTGGAGAATCACACGAAATAGCTCAAAGAAAGGTTGGTAAGTAATGCCCTATCACTACGGAAAGAAAAAAGGTAAAGGTAAGATGAAGAATAAGAAGAAGAAGATGGGAAGAAGAAAGAAGTAGTTGTTTGAGGTTTGCTCTATTAAAAAAAAGATGTGTGCTTTTTGTGGATACGATAAAGAAAAGCTCTTGCGATGTGGGTTCTCTACTCCAGAGAATAGAATTGTTTACATGGAAAAGTGTCCTTTAGATGCAAAGAAACGCAAAAGAAGATAGTGGAGTTGCATTGAATTGTGAACTTGTTGGGATTAAGAATCTTAAATCAACTCATAATTGGAGAATTGAGTTTGATGTATATGAGATTGATAGCGATAAAGTAAAAAATTTAATGGATATTATTGATAAGCCAGTAGTTGTTGGGATAGTTGAAAGTGAATAAACAAACGATAAGCAAACGATAATGGCTAAGTTTGAAAAGGGTAATAAGATTGGTAACAGATGGAAGAAGGGTGAATCTGGTAATCCTAATGGCAGAAGAAATGCAGCCAAAGATATTTTAAATAAGTTATTAGATACAGAGATTGATGATAGGACTCAAAAAGAAACACTACTTGCAAAGTTAATTCAAATGGGTATGAGAGGTGATCTGGGTGCAATCAAAGAAGTATTAGATCGTACAGAGGGAAAGAGCAAAGAGCATATCGTAACAGAAGAGTTCAAACCATTAAGAGTTTTAGATTTTGGTGATGATATAATTGATGAAAAGTAAGGGGCTTGTATGCCCCTTGTATGGGGCTAAAGATAAAGATAAAGATAATGGATAAGGATAAAGATAAAGTAATTGGATATTTATCTAACAAAAGAGAGAAAAGAGATACTGCAAGACAAGCATCGCTTCAAGGTAATAACAGCTGGGCGAAGGTTCGGAAAGTCGGTACTAGGCCTAGCGTTCCTTTTAAAAGGTCAAATGTTGGAGGGAGAGAATCGTTGGTATATAACACCGACCTATCGGCAAGGCAAGATAACAGTATGGCCAATGCTAAAGCAGATTATGAGGGGCAGAGGATGGAAGATAAACGAAACGGAGCTGAGTTGTACTCAGTCAGGTGTTACGATTGCTATTAAAGGATCAGATGCAAGTGATAGCCTTAGAGGTGCAGAACTTTCCAGAGTTGTTCTGGATGAGTATGCCTATCAAAAGCCTGGAGTGTTTGAAGAAGTGATATATCCTATGCTCACAACAACCAATGGAGAAGCCATGATGATTGGAACTCCAGATGGTTTTAGTAATAATAACTTCTATGATTACTTCATAAAAGGTCAAGGCAATGATAAGGATTGGAAGTCTTGGCAGTTTAAAACAGTTGATGGTGGCTTTGTAAGTGAAGAAGAATTAGAACTTGCTAAATCAAACCTTGATGAGAAAGCATATCGCCAAGAGTTTATGGCAAGTTTTGAAACAGCTGCTAATCGTGCAGCGTGGGCTTTTGATAGAGAGCAGAATGTTAAAGTAGCAGATGAGTTGAGTATGTATAAGATAATCGGTATTGACCACAATGTTGATTACAATACAGCAGTCTTAGCTTGTGTATATGGTAATGGTACTGTTCATTATTACGATGAGATAAGACAACAGAATTCTAATACAGAGATGCTTTGTAAAGAGATGAAAGAAAGATGGAAAGATGTGAAAGAAGTTTATCCAGATCCTGCTGGTTCAGCCAGAAGCACAACCTCACATCGCTCAGATCATCAGATTATAAAGGATCATGGATATACAGTCTATGCTAAGAAGAATCATCCATCGCATAGAGATAGACTAAATGCACTCAATAGAAAGTTAAAGGATGCAACTGGCAAGGTTCAGATGACTGTTGATCCTAAGTGTAAATATTTAATAAAAGATTTAGAGCAAGTTCAGAGAGATCGTAATGGTGGCATTGATAAGAGTAATATAGAATTAACTCATAGCTTAGATGCTGCGACTTATATGATTGAATACAAATGGCCAATAGTTCAACGAATAGCAACGTCAATTCAATGGTGAAAGAACTATGATAGTAGATAACAAAGATTTAGTAAGAAGTAAGTTAAAAGAATTCTTATCTGATATAACCCATGAGAATGTTGAGGATCGATACAGATTCTTATCTTATTATGAAGGTATGGCTCATCAAATGGAGAATGATTTAACCAAGTATTTTCCAATTAAGAGTTTAGAAGTACCACTTATCGTACAGAATATTACATCTAAGCTAATCAATGCAAGAGCTATTGCTTATAAGAATACACCAGCAAGAACTAATGAATCGTATCTTGAGAGTGTAACTAACTTAGACCAATCTATGCTTACTGCTGAAAGATTGACGTATCTACTAGGTTCGCATCTAATTAAAAGCAGATATAACGAAGAAACAAAGAAGATTGAATACGATCAGATAATAGAGTTTGAACCATTGTTTGAGCCTAGAAGCAGAGAGCCATTTGGTTATATCTACCCTATCTACAATCATGGACAGACTAGAGATGATAAAGTTGTTTATTCTTATTGGTCAGAAACAGAGCATTTTCTTGTAGATCAGAATGGAAATATTGAATCAGTCAATGAGGAGAATGTTAATCCTTATGGCATCTTACCTTTTACTATTTGCCATCGCCACCCATACACAACCGACTTTATGCGTAATGGAGCAACAGATATTATAAACGCTAACCTAATGATTAATCTATTGATGACTGAATTAGGATTGGCTATGAGATTACAAGCTCTGGGCCAACCAGTAATATCTGGAGTGGATCAAATGAATCAAGTTGCATTAGGTGTTGACAAACCAATGATTCTCCCAGAGGGAGCTTCATTTAACTTTGTTTCTCCAGGTGGAAACTTATCACAATACATAGATTCAATTCGTTTCTATGTTGATTCAGTAGCTTATAATAATAACCTTAAGGTCAAGTGGTCAGTAGGTCGTGAGTCTTTTGTTAGTGGTGAAGCGTTAAAGATGGCAGAGATAGACTTAACGGAAGCAGTCATGGGTGATTATCAAATGATCTGGAGAGGTGCAGAGAATAGCAGATTTCAAACTGATAGAAGAATATTAGAAGTGCATGGCATAAACATTCCAGATGAGTTTAGTGTTGATTTCTCAGAGCCTAGATTCCCATTGACTGCTAAAGAAGAACGAGATCAATGGACTTGGGAATGGGGTAATGATTTATCTAAGCCAAAAGACTGGTTAAGAAAGTATAATCCAGATATGACTGAAGAAGAAATAGATGAGATGGTAGCAGAGATGCAACCAGAAGCTGAAGCACCAGCACCATCATTAGGAGATATATTAGGTAGCTAATGGCTTACAGTTCAGACAGATTCGCCAATAAGTAC